CGACGAGTTTAAGGCTGGCGCGAATATGCATCTTTGGTACCAATTCGGTATCAAACCTGTCATCGCGTCAGCCAAAGAAGTCATCAGGCTAATCACTGAGCTCCCGCGAGTAATCCGGAAGCTTCGTGAGAAGAGTGGTCAGACTATAACGCGACACTTTAGTCGCGGTATGGACTTTATCACCTTGCCTACAGCCGACGCTACTGTTTACAATAGCAGCGGTTATGTAGTCAAGCAGACGACCCAGTGGGTGGTGCCCCCCGTGTATCATGCGAGTATGAGGTTTCACTATGACCTTAGTGGTCTTAGCGACCTGGAACTTGCATCACGGGCGTGGGCCCAGGCTTTAGGCCTGGATAAGCCGTTGCGCATCGCTTGGAATGCGATACCGCTCTCCTTCATTGTCGACTGGTTCGTCGATGTTGGAAGGTGGCTCGGCTCGCTCACGGACGGATCCGTGATCCCAATAGTAGTAGAGGACTTTTGTGCTAGCACAAAATTCCGCTACATTACATCCGCAATTGCCACGCTGACTACGGGCGTCGTTAACCCTAAAACGGTTACGACGATTCCAGTCGGCACGTGGGAGCGCGGTGTATACGATCGCCGACACGGTCCACCAAGTACCTGAGTCGTCTCCGCTTCGGACTGCCGTCGATTGACCAGGTGTTTACCCTGGCGTCGCTAGCTATCCAACGCGTGAGCCCTCGGAAGCCGATTAAACAACCACCTAAACCTAAGTGGTTGAAATTCAGCAGTAAGATGGCCGTTATTCGGTGATCTGATGCTACGTTGTTTTATAGCAGTACTCCTATCGGGAGATGCGGCAACGAATCGCAATCTGAACGTTGTGAAACGTCCAAACATATGCTAACTCAAGACATTGTGCTAACTGGCGATTCCGCCAGTACGCGCACTTACTACCTCACCGAGGGACCGACGACTGGAAAGAAATCCAGTCTTCGTCGTAACTCGGCGGCCCCGACAGGAGAACTGGAAGAGCTCGCCATTTCACATAGCGAGTCCGTCCGGAACGGTACTGTCGTCAAGAGGCATTTGGCTCGTCTCAACCTTGGTAAGCTTAATGCTACCACGTTGAAACAGCACATTGCTTCTATCTACGTGGTCATCGAAGTCCCTCAGGACTCCGTGATCACGGCCGCTCAAGTCAAGGACATGCGGACGCAAATGACCAACTTGTTGGTCAATGCGAACGTTGACAAGCTCATCGGCGACGAGTGCTAAGCGAAAGCCTAGCGCTCGCCGGCGGCGTCGCAAGACGCCGTCCCCCGAAAGGGATCCGTGCGCTGTCTGTCCTCGAGCCAAGAGATTTTCTTGGTTACTACCTCTCTTTGATTGGCTTCGCAAGAAGCTTTTCATGTGAGGTGATTCGGCGAGATTAGGCCAGGGTGGTCTAGTAGTGTTTTGAGATAGCATTCATCGTGTGTTAACCTAGTCATATATATGAAAAGGACAACTAACAGCCCTTCCGGGCTGCAGACGATGGAAGCCAAGAAGGAGAGATCCTTCTATGCCTCTGTTACATCATGTGCACTGCTGGACCTAGCCGACACTAATTGTGTCTCTAAGCAGGAGTCACGACGTGACCTCGATGAAATCGAGGTTCGCGTCGCTAATGAGGGGCTGTCATTCTTGACAGTCACTCTCCCGAAGCTCGGTAAAGCCCTTGATAAGGCTTTATCTTGCGACGGGGGGATACTCTCCACGGTCGGATTCGAGTTAGAATCCGGCTGCCAATACCCGAAGTTCCTTCGGTGCTATTGGTCTCGAGTATTTGACGAACTGGGTCAGGTCAAACCTGACGCAGATCCACTAAGTGTTCGTGCAATACGGCAACTTGTATATTTATTATACAAGCTTGAGATCCCACCCACTCAGGAACAATGCGACAAAGTTGTCGCGGAGTTCGTGAAGGTGGATTCCGAGTTGCCCAGTCAGTTCAACTGTTGCCATCGGATTTCGTCCGGTGGCGGTTATTGGACTATGACTGAGCCGTATGACGCAGGGATATTACTCACTGCGTCAAACATAGTCAGCAAGTTATTCCAAGGATTCGATCCTCGGGATATCATGCCGAAACACGGACCCGGTGCAGTGGCGACAGGTGAGAAGAACCACGAGAAGCATAGCTTCAAGAGGATCTACTCGGATATCGAAGCGATGTATCCATTTATGGAGTACTTCGTCTCAGGTATCAATCATGTCGCCCACTGCTACACGGATATGCAACGGCGTCTAAAGTCCCTCAAGTCAGGCACCGCGAAAGTGGTGCTTGTACCCAAGGACTCTAGAGGCCCGCGTCTGATCTCGTGTGAACCACTCGAATTCCAGTGGATTCAGCAAGGATTAGGGAATGCAATTCGACACCACATCGAAAGACGTGGTTGTCTGGCTTATCGGCAGATTAATTTTGCCGACCAGACTGTCAATCGCGATCTCGCCCTTGCCGGATCTCTGGGAGCCGGATGGGTCACATTGGACATGAAGGAGGCGAGTGATCGAGTAAGTGTTGCTCTCGTGCGGAGTTTATTCGCATGGGACCGCGACATGTTCGACTGCCTAATGGCTTGTCGAACCACTTGCACTCGTCTCCCTAATGGTGATGTGTTGCCCTTGAAGAAGTTCGCCCCTATGGGATCGAACTTGTGCTTTCCAGTGGAAAGCATCGTCTTCTGGGCACTTGCCGTAGCTGCA